AGAAGCTATAGAAGACAATCTGTATGATAGTATATCAGCTAGATACACCAAAGCGTTAGCTCGTTCTATGAGTCAAACGAAACAAGTGAAAGCAGCGAATGTACTAAACAATGGTTTCTCAACTTCCTTCCCAGGAGGCGACGGTAAACCATTAATGACTACTGATCATCCAACTTTAACAGCTGGTGATCAATCTAACGAACCCAGCACTGCTGCGGATTTAAACGAAACTTCTTTAGAAAATGCAATGATTGATATTGCAGGTTTTAAAGATGAGCGTGGTTTAAAAACTAACGTTCAAGCTAGAAAGCTAATCGTTCCACCAGCACTGCAGTTCGTTGCAGATAGATTGTTAAACACTCCGAATAGAGTTGCAACTTCTGACAATGATATTAATGCTCTTAAAAATATGAGTATGCTACCTGACGGTTACACAGTTAACCATTTCTTAACAGATACAGATGCATTCTTCATTAAAACAGATGCTCCTAACGGAATGAAGCATTTTGTTAGAGCTGCAATGTCAACTGGCATGGAAGGTGACTTCGAGACAGGAAATATGCGATACAAAGCTAGAGAAAGATATTCTTTCGGATTTAGTGATTGGAGAGGCATATACGGATCTCCTGGAGCGTAAGTTCTAAACGATCTTTAGGAAGGGAGCATTTAGCTCCCTTTCTTTTTTTGCAGAAGTGATATATCATAAAAATTCTAGGGAATATTAACTTGTTTTACTAACTGACCTAGCAGACAAGCCAAGATAGTAAAACTTATTTTTCAGGAGAAAAATTATGGCAAAATCAACCTTTTCAGGTCCAGTAAAATCTTTAGCTGGATTTATATCAGCAGGTAATGCAGTAGTTGTTAGTTTAACAGCAGACACTAGCCTTACAGTTGCAGCACACGCAGGTAAAATATTAACATGTAATGACGCAGATGGTAAATTTACTTTGCCTAGTATTGTTGCAACAGACCCAGGTGATAACACTGATCCAAATCAGTTAAATAATCTAGGAGCTTCTTTCTACTTCGTTGTAGAAACTGCAGCTACAGACATGGATATTTTAACAGATGGTACTGACAAATTTGTTGGTGGTGTGTACACTGGTAAAGATGACTCTACAGGTAAAACATTTATCTCAGGTGCATCTAACGACGTAATTACTATGAATGGTTCTACTAAAGGTGGACTAGCAGGCAGTATCGTAAAAGTAACTGCTATGGCTTCAGCCAAGTATGCTGTAGAAGGCATCATTTTAGGGTCAGGCACTATAGTTACACCATTCGCAGACGCATAGGAGTAGAATATGGCAGATGCAGTAACCTCAACAACGATTGTCGACGACGATAGAAAAGCTGTTATACAGTTTACTAATACGTCAGACGGTACTGGAGAATCAGCTGTGACTAAAGTAGATGTAAGTGCATTAACTGTAAGAAGCACTGATGGTGCTGCTTGCACAGGCTGTAAAGTTAGTAGAATAAATTACTCAACTTTCGGCATGAGTGTAAAGTTATTATGGAACGCTAGTACAAACACTATATGTTGGGATTTAAACTCAGACTATAGTGACGACATAGATTTTTCCTATATGGGTGGTCTGCAAAACACTGCAGCAGCAAGTGGAAAAACAGGTGACATAAAACTAACTACTACTGGACATGCTAGTGGTGATTCTTACGTTATATTGTTAACAGTTGTAAAAGAGTACTAAACACAATGGCGACCTCAGGGACGAAAACATTCAGTCTTGACACAGCACAGGTTATAGAAGAAGCCTACGAATTAGCTGGTCTTGAATTAAGAACAGGGTATGATGCTAGAACTGCTAGACGATCGTTAAACATTATGTTTGCTGATTGGGCTAACCGTGGCATAAATCTCTGGACAGTAGAACAAGTTTCGCTAGACTTTTCTAACGGAACTTCGTCCTACACTTTAAACTCTTATGATGTTGACGTCCTCGAGGCAATAGTGCGTGTTTATGACAGCACTAGCAGTTCTACTTACAGTGACATTACTTTGGAACGTATAAGCAGATCTGAATACCTAAATATACCAGATAAAACTTCTAAAGGTAGACCCTCTCAGTATTTTATAGAAAGAAAAGAAACACCAGTTCTACACGTATATCCTACACCAGATGACACCACTACTTATAAGTTTATTAGTTATAGAGTACAAAGAATAGATGACATAACTGCTTCCACACAAGATCAAGAAGTACCTAGTCGATTCATACCATGTATGTCATTAGGATTAGCATATCAAATAGCATTGAAAAAGAATCCACAAAAGTCTCCGTTGTTAAAAATGGAGTATGAAGAAGCGTTTAAAAGAGCTGCAGATGAGGATAGAGACAGAGCAAGCATAAAACTTACTCCGAGGATAGGGTACTAATGGCATACGCAAGAGGTAAAAACGCATATGGTATATGTGACATAAGTGGTTTTAGATATAAATTAAACACTATGAAAAAAACTTGGGATGGCTTGTTAGTTGGACCAGACATGTACGATCCTAAACACCCACAGCTCGAACCAAAACGAAATGTATCAGATCCCGAAGCACTACTTAACGCTAGACCAGATGTTAAATCAACCATACATTTAGGAACAGTTTTAGTAAAAAACCCAGTGAACAGTGCAGGAGTAAGTTCACCCATAATGTATGCGTTAAATAGCAACACTATAGGGTCGAGTTTTACAGGATACCAAGCAACAGCAGAGCTTGGAGGAGTTAGTGTAAATACATGAGTTGGACTAACACTACATTAACCACAGCTATTAAAGAATATTTAGAGAACACAGAGTCATCTTTTGTTTCAAATATTCCCAATTTTATAAAAGCAACAGAAGAGAAAATTTTAAAAAGTGTACAGTTGGATGAGTTTAGAAAAAATGTGACAGGTACATCTTCTGCTGATAGTCCCTATTTAGCTATGCCAACTGATTTTTTAGCACCATTTAGTTTAGCAGTTTTAGACAGTAGTAATAGTTACACATACTTAAAATTAAAACATGTGTCTTTTATACGAGACTATACTCCTATAGCTACTACCACGGGAAGTCCACAATACTATGCTGAGTTTGATAGCGACACATTTATATTAGCTCCCACACCCAGTACTACATTCACTTTTGAACTACATTACTTCTATAGACCTCAATCTTTAACGGAGGCTTCAGACACAACATGGCTTTCTAAAAACGCTATAAATGCATTACTTTATGGAAGTTTAGCTGAAGGATCTATGTATTTGAAAAATTTTGAAGCTATGCCAATTTATGAACAACGTTTCCAAGAAGCGATTATGATGCTAAAAAATCTTGGAGAAGCTAAAGACACCAGAGATCAATATAGATACGGTGAAATAAGGAGAGAGCCACAAGCATGAGTCGTATAGACTCTCTTGAAGGTTCAAACATAGCATTAGTTGCTATGGGAGAAAGTCAATTAGATTTTCATTTAGCTAAATCACACAGTGTTGAGTTCGATGAGGTTTGGGGTATAAACGCAATGGCAGGTATCACCGAATGTGATAGAGTGTTTATGATGGACCCAGCATCTAGATTTTTAGATTCTGATGCAGCAGGCAGTCAAACAGGTATAATGTGTAAAGTTTTACGAACACACCCTGGACCCATATACACGTGTGAACTCGATAGTAGATGTTTAGGTTTAGTAGAGTATCCCCTGCTTGATGTTGTAAAGGAAACTAGATGTTCTTATTTCAACAATACTGTACCTTTTGCGATTGCTTTCGCTCTGTATCATAAAGTAGCTAAAATTAGTTTGTTTGGGTTAGACTATACATACAAAGGTAATCTGCATTTTGCTGAAGCAGGAAGATCTTGTGTAGAGTTTTGGTTAGCTAAATGCATAGAGAATGGTATGGTAGTAAGTGTAGCACCTAGATCAGGACTATTAGACACAGACACACCCATACAAGAAAAATTATATGGTTATCATCGTTTAGAAGACCCACTATTGATACTTATAGACGAAGACGAAGATGAGTTTTACACTATGGGTCACGACGAATACTGTGAAGAATTACAACAAAGACAAAGAGCAGAAGCAGAACTTGTTCCTGTT